AAAGTTGTGGGCGTAGGCATATTGTTCCTCCTTTATGGCACTACTGAATAGTCTAAGTCTGCCAGAGTAGTTGAATCTAAAGCTGAAAGTGTTTGATTATCATATTCCCATAAAGCATGGAAACGAGCAATTATAGGCGCGAAAAGAAATGCAGGCGATTTAACAGTAAGAATCCAACTTGGAACTTTACTAAATAAATGTGCTATAAACACAAATACTGGAGTTTTAACATTTATTGTAGGTGTAGGTTTAATTAGCTGTCTCATAGTAGCAACAATAGTTGGCTTCTTTACATTTATTGTTATGATTGGCTTCAAAAGTAACTTTACTAAAGTGTTTGTAATTGTAAACAAAGGTCTTTTTATTACTAAAGGAAAAGACCAGTCTGTAGATAAAGTTATATTTGTAATTATAAGTTTAATTCTTTGAGTAAAGTTTACTACAAAACTTGTACTAACTGAAAACCCGAATACTGTTAAATTGAAGCTATGCCTATTCTTTAGAATACTAATAAAGTCATGGCTTGCCATTGGTGCTCCTTAATTGCTCATGCTTATTGTTATTGCCGATGGAGAAAATGAAACTGTAGTTTGTGAAGCAACAGCTTTTGGTGTAGGTAAAGCTTCATAATACCAAATATCATTAACACCTGCTGTTCCTGCCGCTGCAAAAAACACATAAGTAATTGTTCCCCAAGAGGCGGTACTTTCTGCAAAAGAAATTGTAATTAAATTTGTTAATGCGCCTGCTGAAGCTACACTAAAAGTAGTTTTATTATTTGCTAATAGTACACGAGCATAAGCTCCGGCAGAAGGTTCTGTTGAACCAGTACCATCGACAAGGATAGTAGTAGTACTCAGACCCATGTAAAATGAGCCTAAATTTGAAAAAGCCGTTCCACCAAATAGGTAATCGCCGATCTGGTTTCTAGCGAGGTTTGTATATGACATATTTTATCTCCTTTATATTATTAAGCATTTATATTTGCTGAATTTATTTGTACGAGGCCTTGGCTAGGTCGAAACTCAGTACCATCAAAATCAAGTATTTTTGGCTGTTGAGTAAACTTTCCACTCAACGCAGAACTAGCACAACCAGATATTACCGCATAAAAATGGTTTACCGGACTTCCCGATGGGCTTCCTGATGCTTCTACAGCTACATAATTAGGATTCCCATATGGTGATATAACCACTGAACATATAGATGTTGTTACATCTAATGCACATCCGCTAGTTTGATCATACATATAATAATTTAATGTTTGCTCTGTTCCTGCAATGAAAGTTATAGGAGCAAGGTCATTAACTGTTAAACAGTCAAAAGTAGAGGTCATTATTTGTCCTCCTTTTCTTTTTCTATGACATCAATAGGTTGATTGTCTTTTTGTATTTGTTCTAAGGTAGAAGCAAGGGTTAATCGTATTCTATACATAACCATCGTACTTTCACCCTTTGTTTCAACAGAACCCAATGCTACATTAATATCAGCCAGATTTTGAATACATTGTTGATTTATTTTAAAAAGTTGAATTTCAGATTCCATTTATTATCCTTTTTTACTAATATGCAGTGCAAATACCACCACGAAATACTAAATATCGAGTTGTTGAACCGGTGTAATAGGGAACGCTCTGAGTAATTCCTAAATATCCACCTCCATAATAGCCGCCCTGTGCATTAACATAACCCGTTATACTTATATTCCCATAAACATTCATTCCAGAGGCAGCTTCTAACAAACCATTAACTCTGGTATTTCCTGTTATTGTTATTGCACCACTAGATGATGCTAAAATTGTACTATATCCACTAGTTAATGCTACATAAGATGTTCCTGTAACTTGAACAGAAGAATCTCCTTGTAAAAGCAAATTACCATAGCTTTTTAATATAGGCGCTCCTGTTCCGGTTACTCCCAAATATCCACCTGCCCATGAAACAGTAGATCCAAAGATTGTTCCAGCAGAAACTTTATTAGCACTAACTCCGGCTATCTGTGAATCAACAATAGTTCCATAAATTTTATCAGCATATATATTTCCACTAAATGTACCTGTAGTACCAGATATAGTTCCGCCATTAATAGCTGTTCCTGTTATTGTCCCACCACTAATAGTAGCAGCGGAAAGTGTTCCACTAAATGTTCCAGTAGCACCACTTAAATTACCGCTAAAAATAACATTACCATTAGAATCAGCATAAAATTTATCTTGCCAACTTCCTCCTACTAATCCCTGTATTTTAATTCCATTGGTAGGATCTAAAAATATCTTTGTTTTCCCACTTGTTGTATTTACTGTTAATGTAGCGTTTGTAAGTGTTGCTCCAGAGCCGTTTACAGTAAATGTATTATTTTGATTTGTTATGGTGAGACTATTGCCTGCGAGAAGACGACCCACAACGACATCTGCAATTAGGCCAAAAACCGGAGAACTACCAGAAACATTTATAGAACCTAAAGCTAACTTTGCTGTATTCCAATTATTATCTGTAAATGCTAAAATACCATTATTTAACCATAATTGTTCGGGACTATAAGTAGAAGATCCAGATACTAAAGAGCGAACTCTAATTCCATTTTGATCTATCAGAACATTTTGAGTACTTCCACTTATCACGGCATTTTTACTAGTATCTAATGCTGAATCCATAAATACAGAAACAGCATTTTGTTGTTCATATGCATAAGTCCACTGCTCACTTTTAAAAGAAGTGGTTATTCCTTGATTTACGGTTTGCCCGAATAAATCTGAGAATACGTATGAACTATCATCTAATCGTAAACGGTTGCCGAAAGTCAATGCAAAGTCTGTGGGATCATCGTAATTCAAATCGATGCCCAATAGCACAGGATATATCCATAAGTCTTCTTTTAACTCTAAAGTTACTGAACATCCAAGCACAAGCTGAGTTACAAAGGTAGTGAACTCCGAAAGAAATACAAAATTAACAGCATCTACACTAAATTCATATCTGGGTACGCTTATCTTAGCAAGAATCGAAACAGCTTGATTATATAACATTTGGGCTTGGTCTTGAATTTCTGCTTGAGTCATAATATCTGTTTGGATAAAATTCTCATTATTATAAGTATTTCCCATAATAAGAGGTGAAAGTTCTGTTTGCTGAAGAGTTGTGAAATTTGTTGCAAAACTCACATAAGTATTAATATCTTTTAATTGAGCCATAATACTTCCAGCAGGATAAGTTCCATTAATATCGGCTATACCTATTGTGGCATTTACACTATCTATTTCGGCCTGTTTAGAATCTATTTCGACCTGTTTTGCAACTATTTGTACATTTATATCACTATAATCAATGCTTTGTTGAATTCTAGCGCCTTGCACGCCAACCAACGAAGCCATATCAGAGTTCAAATCTACTAATTCAGCATTTAAGGTTATTAAAGTTTCGTTGTTTTCTCTCAATAAAGTTAAAAGATTAGCATAATCCCCTTGCTTAGCAAGTATTTTTGCTTCCCATATATCTATGGCATCAATTAAATTCTGAGACATCCATGACGTATTTTTATAATAACCAAAGTTATATATATTATCATTACCAAGGCAATTTACGGTTGATATTGATAAATTACCTGCACCACGGACTGTCAACGCTGTACATAGTTCATCTGTCAATTCTTTTATATTTATCTTTTCTATAATATTTTCGTAACTCAAATAAATGTCCGTGGCTGTCACCGCTGATGTTACAGTATAAGCGCTTATTGTTTTAGCAATAGTATCAAACACAAAAACACACTGAAATGCCTCTTCAATTTCTCCCATCATAAAATCATATACTGTTTTATCAGAAACATTGAATGTCCTAAACAAAGTAGTTAAAGAAGAGTCTATTGTTCCAATTGTCCATGTTGGAAGCAAAGTTAAAAGATAACCCAATAAAGTACTTGATGGTGTTATAAAATCATAAAATTGATATGTCCCAGAAAAATAGGTAATTTTTTTCAAACATAGTTCAACTTCTAACGATTTAGCAACAATATCTTTTTGTTTTACTATACCATCATTACTTTCAGAAATTTCCGTTATCATAAAATAACCAATATTTGGAAGATATATTAATTTCCTATAAAGCAGAGAATCATAATAGTCTGTTTCTACACCATCAATCGTAGCATATGCCGTAAAAGAAATTTCTCCAAGTGCATTAAATCTTGGCTTATATTTTCTATTATCTATTCCGCCGAGACTATAAAGTTCCTCTTTTGATGGGTTACATAGGACAAATAGAGGGATTTCGTATAAATTAAATTTATCAAATAAGCTAATCATCTATCCCTCCTAAATCATATTTATTATCATAATATCCATTTTTTGTTTTATAGACAACCCCTTTTCCTATTCCCAATTTTATAGATATATCTTTCACGGAAATGCCGTCTAATAAATACTGTTTTATTTTAATTATAACTTCTTTGGGAGTAAGTTTTGCTAGTGAAATATTTTTTTTATGTTGCTCACTTCTGGTTCTCCCGACAAGAGACATCGAAATATTTTTCTTTCTTTCCTCGGTAAAAACTGTTCCTTTTTTTGAATCCGACAACTTCTTTTTTTGTTCATCGGATAAATGTTTCCCAAACATAGGATGATTTTCGCCCATTAGGGCTACTGAGATCTTCTTTCTTGTCTTTTCAGAAAGATGTTTTCCAAAATTGGGATGGTTTTCGCCAGAATTATCTGTATGATTCTCTGACATCCTTTTTTTAGTCTCTTCGGATTTTTGTTTTCCAAATAATGGACTATTTTCTCCGCTATTTGCATCCGATATTCTTTTTTTTGCATCATCTGAAAGATGGTTTCCAAAATTTCCATTATTTTCCCCTCTAGATGCATCAGATATTCTTTTTCTAGTTTCTAAGGAAGGATAAAAACTACCATCACCACCTCTTGTCAAATTATATCCTTCTCCGTCATCGCAAAAAGAATTGTAATAAGATATCCAATATAATTCCATGTTTCCGAGTCTTTTTTTATCATAAATTTTCTGAATTACATAAAAAACAAAATTTTCTCTTCCATACTTGTTATACGCGCTTTGTAAATACGGATTATGATGAATCCCCTTATTTAATAGATAGAAATGAGTATTCTTTCTTCTATTAATATTACAAGCCATACCAATATATTTTTTATTATTAACAATATTTTCAATACAATATATTCCAGAAATTATGGTCATTATGCACCTATATTCCTAGCAGGACTATATGTAATAGATAATGTCCCGATGCCCGATTGCACATTCAACTCGTTATTTCCGGGGCAAAGTCTGAAAAAATGCTTATTGAAATTTGTTAATCGCAATAATCCTGTGGAACTAGATATACTTTGCCTAAAATTATCTGTTGTAATAACTTCATTTGGGGATAGTCCTGTAAATAAAAATATTCTATTATTATCAGTAATATTAGTTAATTGAAAACTATTCCCAACAGAATTTAATGTAAATACAGATACTGGATAAAGATAATCGTTATCTGCGCTATCGTTGTATAGAGAAAAATCATAATTAACAACATTATTTCCACTAAAACTATAAGATACTGTCTTGGGAAAAGTATATGCCCAAGGACTCGAACAGTGCCCATGTAACGTGATAGAATACTGGACATTGCCTACATATTTATTAGTGGCAGAGGTAAATAAAACGCTAAGTACAGCGTCTGATATGTCATCCTGCACTATCTGAAAATTCTTATATGTTGTCTGCCCTAAAAATAGTTTTTGTATAGCACTTCTGGTCGCTCCATCTATGGGGTTCTTTGACCCAAGCGTAATATCAAACTCCAATGGCGTGTTTAAAGTCCTTCCAAAATAAAATGCTTTACTTTTCCTAAAAATATATTTTTCATAAATAGTCATTTCGCTACCAGCAGGGCTATCTATTTCTCCATTTGTATTAAAATCCATTATTCGTAAGTCATATACTGATGATGGGACACCATCATAAATAACTTCTGCACCATAAAATGCCAAGGTGTCCTCCTTTCATATTAAAAGATTCGGGAACTTTTATGCTCCCGAATCTATACTAAAGACCAAAAGTATTTGGAGATCTTTTCATTCCTCTAATTTGCATTGCTTTATTAATAGTATCTAATATTGTTGATCTTAATTCTGGCAATACAGATTTGTCAAGACTCCCTGCCACATTAATCGGCATATTAATATTAATTCCCCCTCCCCCACTAACAGACGCAACTAAATTAGGAAGAGTGCTATTGATAAAATTTTTCATTTGTGAATCGTTTGCAACAACTTCACCTTTCAATAACTTCGCAAAAGTTTCACTCTCTTTTATCTTTGGCAATCCACCAACAATACCGCCAGAATGATATTGTCCTATAGGAGGAAGAGGAGGAAGACCCAAAGCGTCTCTAATATCCTTATCTTCATCTTTACTTGCCCTATAATAATTAGCCAAAAGATCATTCATTCTTGCCAACGCTTCCGCCGTACTCATTGCGGCTCTTTCTGTTTCTCGTAAAGCGCCAGTAGCACCATTAGAAAACGTTATTATAGAACTAAATGCTTTTTCCCATTTACCAGTAACATCTGTATCAACGCCTGTCCCAAACTTACGATTCCATTCAATAAGCTCTTGATAAAAAGCAGCACTTTTTTCAGAAAGCAATGCAATTGCTTCATTTGTTAAGTCTCCCGAAGCAGCAAGATAATCGTCTAAAGCATCAATTTTTGCATTAATATATCTTTCATAATCATCATATTCTTTATCCAATGCTTCTTTTTGATCATCAATGCTTTTATCCAATTGTAGATTTTCAATATCTTTAATCTTTTCAGATTTTTCTTCTTCAAGCTCCAATCGACGCTTTTTGGCCCATTCACTGTTATCAAATTGAATTTCAAGAAGTTCATTTTCAATATCAGAAAGATCTTTGTTTTTTTCAGCCAATTCATCCTGATAATCTTTTTCTTCTTTCATTTGATCTAATATTTTTTTACGAGCATCAATAATATCTTTATAACCATCGAGTTCATCTTTGAGAGCATCTTTTTCTGCATTAGCCTTGTCTTTGAGCATATCGATGGTCATTTTGAGGAGATCATTGTAAGCTTTTTGATTATCAGATAATTCTTGTGTGGACGATGAAAGACTAGAAGTAGGAGTATAGCTACCTTCAGACGGCTCTAACTCAAATGGGCTTTTAGCTCCAGATGTAGTAAGAGAACTTTTTCCCCCTAGGGCAGTACCCATTTTTATATCGCCCATATATTTAAATACGTCCGCACCTAATTTCCAAATCCCTACCGCTTTTCCGGTTATAAGACCATATATTCCTTCTAATATTGCAAATATGGGATTGGCAGATAAAGCCAACAAAGCAGAATCTAACCAAGATAGTCCCGTCACCGAATCTAAAATAGCAGCAACCCAGTTTTTAGCAAAAATAAGAACGTCTGAATTTAATACAGACATAGCAAATCCTTCCCAAGCAGCGGTCAATCTATTAGTAGCTGCTTCAGAAGATTCTAGCTGTATTCTATATCGTTCTGCTGCCAATCCAGCCGAATCCATTTCTATGGCAAGGGCATGTGCAATTTCAGGATAATCAAGCATCAACGCTTTAAATCTATCTGCTTGCCTAACTCCAGCTATAGCTGTAGAAATAGTGGATTGTTGCATATCATCAAACTCACCCCATCGTTCACCTATTTCTTTAATAACGTCCTGCATATCTCTAAATTCATTATTTGTTTTTCTCAAAGATATTTCAACGCCGGGTTGTGACAACGCTCGTTCAACATCACTAATAGTTTGAGTTTCATCTTCAAAGTACTTGCCCATTTTTATTGTGGACATACGAGTAAACATGGTTTTAAAACTCTCACCAATCGTCTCCGCCGATTGCCTAGTTTTTGCCGACACGATACTTATATATGCTGCCAGATGCTCAAAATCTACCCCCACGGATTGCGCCACGTTTGAAGAACGTTGCATCGCGGTTATAATTTCTTGGGTACTGGTTGCGTAATTGTTATCAAGAACTATAAGACGATCTAAAACACCTATTGACTGTTCTGCCGTCAAATTAAAACCATTCATGACGGCGGTTAGCTTTTCAGTCGCAACCGAACTTTCCATATTTGCAAGTTTACTCATCATCAAGCTTGCTTTAATTAAAGTAGCTGTTTCCTCAGCACTCTTTCCCTGCCTACTGATTTATTACTTTTGAAGTTCGTTATTCTTCAAAAGATTCTGTTTTTAATAAAACAGATTTTCTCACGGTTTCCCGCAAGCATAGACCATATCTTTAATCTTAATAATAAGATTATTCTCCATTTCCATCCACTCGGATGTATGAATTATATTTATAGAAGGAGTATATAAATATAATTCTTTGGTCGTTGAACCTTTATCCTATAAGGATACTTGGCTGCGGATTGTCCAATATTATTCTTTTTTACTACATCGAATACATTGCTATTCGCCCTTATTTATATTGCTATAATAAGTTAGTAGAATAATCTCTAAGGAGTTTCCCGTCAATTAAAAGAATTTATAGTGATCTATAAGTTAAACCACTCTGTTGCACCTTCGGCAACTTCTTGCGTTGTTGCACCATAGTCTTGAGCAATTTGATTGAATTCCTTAGATAATGCATTAGCATCTTCTTTAGTCATATTGGTAACTATTCTAATATCGGTCATTGCAGTATTTAATCTCTCAACAACTTCTATCATACTTTCAATGGCACGAACCGTTCCAAAAATAGCATCACCAACAACTGCCCATAAAGCCATTTTATATGCTGCTTTTTCAAGACTTGTAAATAAATTATCCCCGTCTTTTATTGTTCTTTGCATACCCTTTTGCATATTACCAAAAGTTGTATTCAAAGTATTCATTGCTGTGTTTATTTTATCAGTAGCCCTTGGACTTTTATCATATGTTGAAAATAATGATTCTAACGCCGATCTTTGTTTTTGTATTTCAGGACTATTGAAAATATCTGCATTCAAAGCTTGTAAACTAGATAATTTATTCTTCCATCTAGTAACTTGATTTTCAATTGCTTCTTTATCTCCGGCTCTTTGCCCTAAAACAACAGGAATTGAAATTGGTTTAGATTTTAGTCCTTGTTCCATTTGCTTAATCTGATTATATAAATCAGTTTTATTTAAAACTGCTTTTACAACAATATTATATTTATTTATCGCCATTGAACCTCCATTCTAGGAACAAGAAGTTCCTGACTAAGTTATTCTTGGTTATCTTGTTTTAAATTCCCTAATCCTTCCCATTTTTTATCCTTTACAGTTGCGTCGTCATAAATTTCGCACATCAGAGTGCTCGACCATCCAAATAACTCCTTAATGAGTTCATAAGGCAATTGCTTGCGAGATAGATATGTTGTGCTCCAATGGCGAAACAAGTGAGGATATACCGGAACATCCAAAAACTTTTCCATCTTTTCTATCCAACCTCTAACTGTCGCATCTCCGGCAGGATCGCCATTTGATTTTATAAATACAAAATTATGCTCTTTTTTATTTCTTTGCATAATTTCATCACGAACAATCAACCATTTCTCATATCTTGGATAAAATATATCTTTAATGATATATTTAACCAACATCTTGCCACTTTTCCCACGACCTTTTGTTTTTATAGACTTTGTAGTTTCTAGAAAAATACCATCAAAGGCGGTGTTGTTGATGTCAATAATATCTGTAGTGAATCGAAGCAGTTCAGAGAACCTGCTTCCAGATGCAATCGCCAATGCTACCCAACAAGCAATTTGAGGTTCATTTATTTCATCTAAGTATGCAAATAAATCGTCAATTTGTTTTTCAGATAAAACTGTCTTTTCTCTCGTAGGATTCTTAGGCATAGATTCAACTGCTCTAAGAACGATGTTACGAAAATCTTTATATTCTGCATCGAAAAATTTTTCTATAAAATTAGATAATGAAGACAAAGTAGATTTTATACGAGAAAATCTTGCCGACCCCCAACGCATCTCTTCCACGCCAAATGAAAAGAAATCGGCCAGTTCTATTTTTCTAACATCTACAAAATTTTTGTTTGAGTTGTTCAAGAGATTCCATGTTTGAAATATAGTAAGATCACTAGAATATCCTCGAATCGTTAATGCACTACTTCTATTATTCTTTTCTTTCAAAAATCTTTCAATCAATTTTACATTTTCTGGATTAAATTGAGAAGATAAATCTTCGTCAGTAAATTTTTTACGATATGTTGCTCTTGGCATTGTATTTTTTCTCCTTTTTTCGCTTTGCTCTTAATTTACATAATTCCCCATATTCGACCCAGCCACCATCAATTATTGAAAGAGCAATCCAAATTAAAGTTTTATCAGGAAATTGAAAATCAAACATTTTCCGTTTAATTTTTGCTTCGACAGTCGGCATACCTTTAACATCATAGGTTATAATTTTGCCGTCTGAAAATTCTACCTCGTAGTCTCCTACATATTTTATTGGTAGAACGCACTTTCCATATTTATAAAACTTTTCTTGTAAAATATATTCTGGTTGCAATATAATACTTTTTACTTCACCTTTGTTTTTCAATGGAAGCAAATAGTCCCTATAAAATTGCAACTCCATTAGAGAGTCAAATTCTTTCCCTTCGAATGTTCTTTTCTCTTTCCCCTTCTTTGACCTATCTATTTTAAATTTTGATTTTTTGAACATTTATCCTCTTAAAAATCCATATAAGTTATAAGGCTTTTTCTTTCCAAAAACAACATAAAATGTTGATTTTATGCTATTTATAGTCATAATATATTTTCCCAATCCATCCATAATCACTCTTATTAATTACAATATCTTTGACGCTTTTTATAAGTAAGTCATCATCGTTTTCTTGATGGCTTGCCCAATATTGAAGAGTTGCTAAAACTGTTGCCGAATCAATGGCTTCCGCCGTAAAGCATCCAAATTTATTATTCATTATAATCCTCCGTTTTAATCATGCTATTTATCTTTCAAAAAAAGAAGACAGGGGAGTTGGCCCTGTCTTCCATACCAATAATCTATTTCTTACCCAATTTCTTGGATTTCAGCGATTGTCTTTCTAACCCGTCATCTTTCATCGCTTTTACGGCAGCTTCAATAGCAGCAGCAACAAGGTCAAGATCAACAACGATTCCCTGAACTGCCAAGAATTTTTCTGCCAAATCTAAAGCCCACTGTTTCTTATCTTCAATAATTTCGGTAATACCGGCCTGTTCAGCAGCATCAACAACCATAAGAGCAACTCGTTCAATTTCTGCAAACAAGTCAGGCTGAGTAGCTTTAGCTTCGGCCCACAATTTCTTTGCCCAAGCAATAGCAACACCAATAAACGAGCTAAAAGCAAGAACACCAACAGTCATTAAAACATTCTGCAAAAAAGCACTCAAAAACGTAGAATCCATTTATTTATCTCCTTTTAGATAATAAAAAAATTAATATGATAAGAATACATTTTGTATTCTTTATAACCTACTATTAGCATATCTTATACCGTAATATGTACGTCCCACCCTATCCGAGTATGAAGTTTAAAAATAAAATTATTCAAAAAAGATGCTTTCGTATTTTCTACACTAGGAGTCCAGAAATCTCGTGGCTCTTTCCACCAATGAGGTTCTTTGCCAAAATCAAAATATGGGCCAGATTTTCCATTAATAATTATATCTATCAGCGATTCTCTTACATCAGAAATATAATCTGCATAAAGACTCCCGTGCTGAAAATTTTCTGGATTATATGCCATCAAAGATGGTTCGCTATATATTGTATATTCTATATTTCGAATACTATCGTCTGTTTTTAATTTCAGCCAACTTCCAAGAAGACCCCCGTTTTCTCCAAGTCTATCATAAGCAACCGGATCAAAAGGATTATACACAACCTCCTGAATATTTTTCTTGATTTCCTCAACAATTTCATCACTTGATTCTTTCATAATAACATCAAGCTCACCCATCAAAACAGCTTCAAGAGCCATATCATTATCAATATCCACAATATGCCTCCTTTACCACTTTGGGTTTTGATAGTCTTTACATCTTTTCGGTGACACCTTTAGTTTCTCACTATATCCACACTCTAAACATAGAACATATTGTTCGGTATAATCTACTCCATCATCATTGTGTGTTTTTGAAATTATTTCTAATTCTCCTTCACATTCAGGACAACTTCTAGATAATTTACGTTGTTTTTTAATACGATCAGACATTACTGAATTATTTCCTTTTTATTAGTTCGTTTCCGTATTTTTTTCTCAGGAACAGCAGTTGTAGAAGGAATTTCTGTCTGAAGCGATTCTAAACTTAACTTAAATGTTTCTGCTGCTCTTTTCATTCCTTCATCAGAAATATCTGCATTGGCAAATCGTTCCACTATCTCCATAACTGCATTAGCAAGTCTATCAAAAGTTATACCAATAGATTTCTCTAAAGCATTGTCTTCTCGTATATGTGCGAAAATATTATTTAATTCATCTCTAAATTCATAATAATTTTCTATTTGTCCACGAATAAATTCCCATAAGCCACTACTTGTAATATTTTCAAATCCACTATTATTTTCACTATCAATAGAAAGGTCTGTACATAAATCTACAACTCCGATGATGACAGCATATTCTGCTTCGAATTCTTTCATAGCATAAGTATAATCAGCATCATTATTTTTGAAAATAGCATTAAAATATGCTTCAGATAATTTTAATTTATCATCTAAAGATAAATATGGCTTTATCAAAAATTCACCTTGTTTGCCAAATTCTGTATGTATCCACTCTCTAGGTGCTACTTTAATTTTTTGTTTTTCCATTCCGTATTTTAGCCTTGTGTTTTAATATTGGATGGGGATTTTACTCC